ATCATCCGACATATATAGAATTTCGGCAATTCTGTAATAGGTTAAGTTGAGCAAGTCTATAAGCATTGAAAGGTGTGTCAGTAGTCTGTGCCGTAGATGCAATTGCCTTTACTTGATAAATACCATAAGTGCAATTTGCTCTATTCGTTTCCGCCACAGCTGCCTTTGCATCTGCGAGTGTTAGCGTCAGAGCAGTCGCGGTCCAGACATGAAAGTAGTTATTATTCCCGCTCTGTGCGAAGCCAGCCAGTAGCACATCATCACCAGCAGCAACGCCATCAGTCAGCCATGATCCAGCCGATCTGGTTATAGTCTTTGCAGTAGGATTAAAAGTCAGCGTCGTCGAGCCTAGACTAATATCCGAAGTTGCAACTTTACGAATAGTCGTCCGCAATTTGCTTGATCTGGCTTTTACCAAACCAGAACCAGGTGCAGGATCAGCAGGATCAGCATTAAGAAATCGAGTCTGGCCCGCAGCATTGAGTATTCGCAGCGTATTCGCCGCATTACAATCGCCTAGCGCGTCGTAGGTATTCAGATCAGTCTGCACCCCGACGGTAGGACAAAAGTGTAGTTTCTCTGCTGCTAAGGCCATCTCGATGTCTCCTCTTTACTGTCCAGCTTCTGTCAGAAGCCAGTATATCAGACCTATGAAAGCAGAACTCGCGGCGCCGACTGCCGCGCCTCGGAATCTGTCCTTCTCATAAATCAATGCACCAGCTTCTGAGGCGCTAAGGACGAAAAAGCTTATCGAAATCAGCTTTTGCGTCTTTAAGCTTTTGTCGAGCTGTCCTATTTTCGCGTCTGACTTCTCCAGTGCTTGGTCCGCCACTGTCAGTGCTTCCCGCATCCCCAGGATCGCGTCCTTGGCGTCCTGCGGTAGCGCGACCCACCAGGAAGGCAGCGGCGACGACTGCTGCGGCTCCGACCACAGCAGCGATGGCGCGCAACACAGCGAAAAGGCGAGGAAGAATGCGATTACCCATTTCATCACGTCCCCTTGGCTGCTTCTTTCAGCAGACTCAGCCTCTTTTCCGCATATCTCACCCCGACGAAGGACAGCCACAGAATGGCAAAAGTCACGAAGCCAACAAGGCCATACGCGGCTGCATTCGGCAGATAGGCCATGGTGATGATGGCCATAGCAACAGTTTTGACCGCGATCAGCTCGTGGATGACGCGGCCAAGCTGCTTGAAGGTGCCTTTAATCCACATCTTCAGTTCAAACCACATCAGTAGCCTCCTTTCTTCTTCTTCCCAGCCTTCTTCAGCGCAATGGCCACCGCCTGTTTCTGCGGCTTTCCCTTCTTCATTTCGGTTTCAATATTCTCCGAAATGACCTTCTTCGATGAACCTTTCTTCAACGGCATCTGATACCTCCTTATGCGATTTCAAAGTGATCATTGTCCTTCTCAGGCCAATCATGGCCGCAGCTGAGACCCACACTTCGTGCGAGCTTATACATTTCCTCACAGGCTTCTGCGGGAGCATTCCAATAAGGACTTATTCCATCCTTCGACAGCCAAGCATCGAATGCTTTGCCTTCGATATGCTTGGAGTCAAGAGTCCACGTAGCTGGATTGGTCGCATCCGCATTGGATATATCGCCAAGTCCAGCTTTTCGGTAGAAGTCCTTCACCCACTGAATGGAGGTCTTCTTATCCTCCGGTCTGGCTATGAGACGACCTCGGACAGCATATGCCATCTGAACCACCAGATCACGGCCCGTCTCAATGACAACAAGGCTGAGTCCGAGCTTCTTCAGCAGCTCAGATTCATCACACAAGGTCTTAAAGGACCAGAAGATGTTCCTCATTGCGGGAACAAGGAGGTCAATATCAGTGTGAATCATCCCTCTATCCTCCTTCCTTCTTGGAACTTCCTCTTGGCTTCCTTCAAGGCATCGTCAGCTTCATCGAGGTCTCCATTTATTCTATCTTCCTTCCTTGTCGCACGACCTTCAGCTTTTCTGATAAACTTCTGAGTTATACCAGCTTGAATGAGTAAAGCACCCTGAACTTCATCCTGTATATTTGACCTATTTATCAACCGAGTCATCATTCCTTCAAGTCGTTGCAGAATTGCGGTGTGCTCATTCTGAAAATCAGCACAGGTCGGAGTCTGAAGCTGTGGCATTACTTCTCCTTCACCTGCTGATACCTTCGTTTTACCTACCACCACACTGAATCTCCTTATAGCCAAGAGAATCATAGCTATCGCGGCCAAGGCAGCAAATGCAATAACGATGACTGAAATCATTCCATACACTGAGTTAATGCTCTGCATCTTCAAGCTCCTATGCGAAGAAATTGTGTTCGACATGCTGTGTAGCTACGAGAACCTGCGACATTATGCTTCACTGTGAGGACATCGTTTAAACTACATCGTACAGGAATAGGTGCTCCTAAGCGGAGTGTTCCAACAGCTGGCGAAGTCGCCATCACATCGACGAGGACATTATTCTTATACACCGAAAGAGTCTCAGCCTCAGAAGTACCGGAGATGTAGTAAGGCCCACCAACTAAGTACAGACCAGCCATCTTCACGGTGTATTCCCCTGTGGTCAGATTTAATCCACTATGTGTATCCTCAGTCGTCGAAGTCCAGATTAATGGTCCCGATGACGCTGCTGATGCGGTATTATTCGTGATACAGCTGACAGTAGACGGCTGCTCAGCCATATTACCATTGGATATTTTCCTACACCTCCACTTCCAGCCGGCGGTGAATAGTGTCGCCCAACTTCCACTTGAATTGGCTCCATACGTCGCCGCTCCTGAAGGTGTAGGCCCACCAGCGCAGAAGACTACATCGAAGTCTGTACTTCCTGCGACTGGTACTACCTTTATTCCATACTCAGTGGCATTGAGGATGATATACGGATAGAAACGAACAGCATCGTACCATTTATTATCCGTAGGACTCATTACCTCGATAGGTGGAAGATCACGTGGCTGAAATGGTCTGATCGATCTAACGCGCTTCGAGGTAGAAGTTCCAACGGTCCTATTAGGAACTAGAACGCCGCTATCTGTGTAGCCAAAAGAAGTGGTGTCATTCGCATTTGTCGAAGTGGTATTATGGAAATATTCCGCAAAATCAGTTATTTGATTAGTATTCGATCCCCATCCTTCAATGGGAGCTTCAAAGAAGTATTCAAAGGTAGTAGTGTTGCCCCAAATCTGGGAGCCATTTAGTTTCGTGAGGCCATTAGCACCAGAGTATTGAAGACCAAAGACAAAATATCCCTTGCCTGGTTCAGCAAGGATAGTATGCATTTCCGCACCATTTGTGCTCTTTACCCCAACTCCCGCAAGGAAGGTATTCGGAATATTAGATGATGTTATCCAGCTGTTGGGAAGATAAAATCGAGCTTCAGCTGCTGAAGATGTTCCTGTAGTAAACTTCACCGATCCTCGTGCAACAGGGCCATCTCGGAATATTCTTGCTGATGCATTTGTGATAGTTCCCGCTCCATCTATCGTTGGAGTCCATAAATATTCAGGCCCAATACCAGCGCCTTGATTGATAAAAGGGTCTCTTATACTAACCCTGTCTATGAAATAAGTTTGCGCGATAGCTGAAGTAGTTAATACTCGAAATCGAAGCTGGTATGAACTACTCGATGTAGTCGCAAATTGGGTTACAAAGCGACCACTTCCAGCTGGCAGTATACTGACAGTTGGCTGAATAATTACCGCTGCACTTACATCGTATATTTCTACACCAAAACAACTTCCATCGTATGTAGGACCAGCAGCTGTTTCCATGACTATCTGTAATGTAGAGTTTTTGTGCCTATTTTCTATAGTGAAAGCTGTATGTGAAATCAATGCATTTTGCCTATTCGCAGCATCCTTTGACAGCTTTCCTGTTCCTATGCCTGACAGCACTTCGATAGCAGTTGTGGTTCGTTCAATTGTAAAACCTGTCGATCCAGTCCACCCAGTTACATTGTCTTCAAAATCCCCATTAGTGATGTAATTGAACTCTGCGGGTGGAATAGTGGCTCCAATGACGATCCACTTTTCGCCATCCCATACTTCAAGAACGTCATCCAGCCCACGACGCCACTTCTGGCCAACATTCAAAAAGCCAGTCGTCCCTTGCTGAGCCATTATCGCTTCCTTATTCTGAAGAAGTCCTGGTCATAATCGCTTTCAAGGTCCATCTCCGTTCGCAGCTGATTCATCAATTCGACAAAGTCCCTCTTCTTCGCATAAGCCATCTGCGGTTCCTGCAAGTAGCCATATCCCCACCACTCAGCTCGGATAAGCGCAGCCTGCTGAAAGGCTTCAGGCAATTCGAGGACATCAGTCGCTGCAAGGGCCTGGATTGGATATCGAATGCATCTTACTTCATACGACCGAGCATCAGCTGGTGCGGTATCAAAAACCAGCCGACCACTTCTCTTCGACCATTGCGAAGGAGTCATGATATTTGCAGATGTCGCAGTAAAGAACTCATCTCCGGCAGCGAGGTCCAGTTCCACTCCGCTTTCAAGGTCTATGACCTGCGTCATTTCGATCATTCTATTTCCATATACTACAGTATCGACGGAGGTAGAATCAATTTCATAGACCCTTTGCGCGATAGTGAAGCCAAGACCGATAGGATCAGAACTGAGTCCTTTATTAAGCAGCACATGCTCAATACCACCAACAGTCCATGAACGAATGATGCGCCTACTTTCTCCATTTGTTGAAAGAACCCAGTCAGCAAAGCGATTATTCGTTGCGCTAAAGCCTACTGGAAGGATGATGTCCTTATAAGGCGCCGTCTGCGTCGTCATCGTTCCAGTCAACTGCTGTGCTTCAAAGGTGAAGGAATCTTCCAGATCACGGAAGCGAATGCGCCTTCCATTACCACAGATGAAGGTGGCTACCACATCCTCAGCCTGATTAATTGCCAGCCGCAACTTCTGTGTTTCCACTTTCGCAAAATCCACAGCAGCGCCGGTGTATGGGTTCAGATCAGAAGGCTCCCCAAGACGACCCCACAGTTCGACAACAGCATCCTGAATCATCATTTGGTCTTCTCCTGAGCGCAGCCGAATTGGCTGCAAAAGAATTGTCCACCTATTTTCGACATCGACGCCTGTGGCAGCACATTTCCACACCGCACACATTCAGCCCAAGGCTGTCCACTCGCACCTTGCTTCGTTGGTGCAAAGTTTGCTTCCAGTATTTCATACGTCGTACCATCTGCTCGCGTTCCAGTGCCCACAACGCGATGATACAATTCCACTCCGTCTTTCATAGTGACCTCATTCTACGGCATTTGCCCGCAACAGCAAAGAAAAGGCTGCGTCTTTCAACGCAGCCTCCGACTTCTTCAGTCTTTCTTGCCTTCTTCTTCGTTACGCGCCGGCAGACGCACAGATGTACCTATACTCCTCGATATGAGGCAGGAACCTCGTCGAGGCGCGGTACAGCCTGTTGCCCGTCGCGGGATCGTCCGCGGACTGGATGGTGACATCCCTCTTGAAGAGGATTTCGCCATCGAACTGATCGGACATCGCGCACCAAGCATCGGTGTCGGTCATGAACCTGTTGACGACGTAGTCCCACTGGCTCACCACGTTCATCACGGGGTTAAGCATGTTGGGCGCATTGACGCCGGTCGGGCTGACGTTGGCCGCAGTCGCAGTGACGAGGCCCTTGTTGTAGTTGCCGGTGGCGCGGTCGCTGGAATCCATGACGCGGCCGGTGGCCTTCAGCAACTCAGCCGCCTTCCACTGCTCCTGCACAGGGACCATGATCCGCGCAAGAGTGCAGCTGATGGGCAGATCATCTTCTCCAACCAGCGTCTGGAAGAACTCGAAAGCCTGCTGCAAGGTGGTGGTGTCGAGGTCGCCGGTGATGAGATTGTTGATCGCGGTGCCGGCAGGACTTCTCACACTGTGATGCGCGTTGCTGACCAGCGCGAGACCATCCTTGCCAGTGGTGTACGTGGTCGCGGTGAGGTTGTTGAAGATTTCCGCCACGCGCGCTTCGATGGTGTAGTTGGCACACTTTCCGAGCGATCGGGACATCATCTTCATTTTGTCGAACAGCTCGTCTTCGAGCATTTCCTCGGTGATCTGAAAGCCAAGGCTGTACTTCTTATAGAAGCGCTGCACCTTGTTGCCTTCCGACGGCACGACGTAGTCCACCGCTTCACCTTCACCGGTGAGACGCAGCTGATCGCCAATGCCCGCGAGGTCAGCACGGGTGTAATCCGCGCCTTTCGGAGCCCTGGCCTTCTTCATCAGCATCGGCCACAGGGGCTGATAGTTGGTGAACTGGTCATAGAACATATCGATGATGGAACGATCCAGTTGTTTGGGGAACGACCCGCTATTGGTTATACCCATGGTGGTCCTCCCTTACTGCAACCACTGCGTCGCGACCCAGTAGTACAGGGTCGTATCAATCTCGTCCCGTCCGATACAGATCGCGTTACCAGTCGTGTTCGTGGTCTTCGCGGTTCCCTGATCAGGCAGGAGAGTCGTCGCGTGCAAGTTGTACGCAACACCGAGGACGATGGTGCCGCTGGCCTTTCCGATCCAGACAGTCTCCCGAGTCGCCCAATGAACCATGATGGCGTCGCCATCCGCAGCAGCCGCTTTGGTCGCTACGGCGACAACCTTCTCAGCAGTATCGCCACCCGTCGCTTTGACGAGCTTGCCGCTGGACCACACAAGGGGATCACCAACGGCAACCACGCCTCCAGCGGTAGCAGGCATCTGCTGGGGAAATGCACCGCTCAAATTGCGCGCAAGAACCCAAGCCATTTGCTTCTCCTTCCATGCACTTCGTGGTGCATGTTACTTCCTATCTTGCCAAGCTAGTTCATCCCGACCTTCAATCGGGGTGCCGCCTGCTTCTCTGATTTCCCTCTTGCCGGTGTTGTCAAGGCCGGCTGCCAGTCTCTTGGTCGCTTCCTGTTTGTCATCAAGCATCTTCTTTCGCATATCATTCGGAATGCGCATCAGAATCAGCTCTGGTTCACCAGGCCGCGATCTGATTTCGTAGATGCCTCCATCTTTCTTTCCAGTCGTGGGATCGATCTTAGAAGTCGGAGTCACGCCGGCATAGCAGTCGGGATCATCTCCACGAACAACCTGATACCCCTTCGCCAGCCTCTCTTCCAGCTTATCCACCCGTGTCCACATGGGGCTGAATCCATGACCAACATAAGCCTGAAGCTTCTTCGTCGCTACACTGCTCTGCACCGTGCTGCGGACCTGCTTCTCAAATAGGCTCCGATTATTCCTCATCTCCATGACCTTCAGCTTCTGCTGCATTTCGTCATTCGCTGGATCATGTTTCGCATTCAACGCTTCACTGACATGATATGCAACCCGCGTCTCATGCGACAGCTGATCGATAATCGACGGAGGCAACTTGTGAAAGACCCCTAGTTCGTGTTCGAAAATGATCCGAACACCTTCTGCATCTGAGTCTAGCACCTGTTGCTGTGGGGTGTCCTTGGTGACGAAGAGGATTTCCCTCACCTTTTCCTTAGCCTGCACCTGTTCTGCAACTTCCTGATTCATTCCGCCAGGGATGTCTTGCATTTCCGCCATCTTATTGCTCCTTCTTTGTAGTCTTCTTGCTGCTTATTTCAACCAGCCACGATTCTCAAAGAGTCTCGCAGCAGCGTTGACAGGGATGAAATGGGCTTCGGCATAGGCTTCTATCTCTGCCTTCTTCGCCGAGGTGATCTTGATGGTTCTTTCTCCACCTGCTCCGATGCTTGGTCCACTGCCGATGCTGGGCCTAGCGCCACCTTGTTCCGCGTAGGTCGCCGGTCTGGTTTGCTTCTGCTGCTGCTGCTGGCCATTTGCAGGCTGCTGAAGCTTCGCAATTTCGGCCTTCACCCTCTCGTCCATCAGCTCTTCCATGTGTCGCGCTTTCACTCGCGTAAGAGCTTCATCGTAGACAGCAGGATTATTCATCCTCTCCTGTATAGACATCCTGCTGACTTCCACTTCTACTTCATTCTCAAAGCGTTTGTACAAGTCGCGGGTCGAGGGGTCAACCTGAAGCAGCCTCTTGCTGTACATCAGATTGGTATTCGCCTGCTGGGTTCCATTTCCCTGCTGAACAATCTGCATCAGCTCGGTGATGGTGGCGAAAGGGTCGTCGTAGAACTTCGCATTGACATCTTCCCGCAGCTTCTTCACATCAAGTTGCCCAGGACCTGGCAACCGCACATCCGGGGCCTGCTGTGGTGCAAGTCGCTGTCCAAGGGCTTCAATGCCTTTCGACATCGCAGCGACTGGATCATTTTGCTGCTTTGCAGCTTCCAGTTCAGCCTGCTTCTGCTTCAGCTCATCCATGAGCTTCTTCTGTGCATCGTCCATCTGTGGTTCGTCATCGACGAAGATGTTCAGTTCTTCGTCAGCATACAGTGGATCAGCAGTCTGTTGCTGCTGATCATCTTCAATCTGCATCGTCACCAGTTCTTCCGGCATTTTCAGTCCTCCTCTTCATCTGCATACGCGACAGCGACATCTTCCTGGCCATGTTCTGCTTGATAGAAGCTCTTTTCAGCTTCCTGCATCAACTGAAGCAGCATTTCCGCCAGCAACGTCGCTCCTTTGGCCCTTGTTGACTTATCGCCATCGAAGGCGATTGCATTCGCCTGCATCAGGCGCTGTTGTTCGCGTAGGACCTTCTTAAACCAGGCCCAAGCGACTGGAATGGTCTCAGCCAGTCGCCTGACCGCCTCCCATTCCGCCTCCGAAGCCATTCCCACCTGCTGCCATAGGGGCAGGCTGCTGTCCTGTTGCAGTAACGGCGCTGGATTGTGCATTTATCGCTCCTTCTTTGATCCGAAGTTCAAGCTGCGTGGTGTCGGGGAAGAGGATATCTTCGTTGCCAACCTTCATCATCTTCATGGCCTGCTTCACGAAGTCTGTTCCTCCGATGAACATACGCGTCGCAAGCTGCTTGGTCAGTGACTGAGGGGGAATCTGCGGATTGTCGATAACCGCCGTCAGCTGCATCATCTGCTGGCCATAGGATGCGTACATACCCGCAGCCTGCGCCAAGGTCTGCCTCTTGGTTTCCTCTGACCTCGATTGATCTGTCGTCTCAATGCGGAAGGTAAAGGCCGTTGGCAGCACTTCGACAGGCATCTGAAGCACTTCGCTGACAAGGGCTGCATCTTCTTCACTGAGCATACTGAGGTCCACTCTGTCCTTATTCGCAACCAACTGCATCAGGACGAGTTGGCCGATTTCACTGTAGTCATTCTCGATGCCGTCGTATATTGCATTGAGAATGCTATTGCCTTGTTCTGCGAGGAACAGCGTCGAACCGACATCAGCACCGCTTTTCATCGTGGTATCCGCGTAGCCAGACATGGGGTCATTGGCACCAGAGACGCGATCGGCATAATCGCGGGTCAGCATTTCAGACTGATATGTCGATCCTGTGAGATCAGGGGTAATGAGAGGCACCAGATCGTTGATATCATCGAGATCGATGATGGCCCCTGGATGCAACGTCTGCTGCTTCTTGGTCGATGAACCTCTGCGACGCTTATAGGCAGGAATGAGGCTGAAATGCAGATTGTCAATACGGTGATTATGCAAGAAGTCTGCTTCATCCTGAAGACGTTCAAGGAAATGCCCAATGCCGAGGCCCATCATTTGGTATGGAAGCTGAAAATACCGCAGAACAGTGATGTCTCTGGCTCCAAGGGTATTTGCTTCAGATCTCAGAATGACACCTGATTCCACTTCGATCCAGACTTTGATGTCCTCTGGCACTCCGTCGCCATCGGCATCGTAGAAGACATAGGTCTCAATGATGGGATAAATGCGTGTCTCCTCTACGCTGCCAATGGAAGAAGGAGCGAATCCGCGGCGTTCAAGTTCCTCTCGACGATCAGCAGTGAGTTCTTTCTGGTAAAAGGCCAGGATGCTGTCTACTTCAGCGTAGATACCATCAGCCTCACGCTGCTTCAGCTCCGCATGAGTCAGCCAGGTGCGGATACCAACCCACGGGGCTTTCTGGATATCGTCGTAGTAGGACCTGATGATAAAGTCTTCGAGGCGAATAGGCACAATGGAAGGCCCATTGTGCATCACTCTGTCCTCAGTCGTCACATTTCCATTCTCATCCTTCGTCGCTACAGGCCACGAGGAGTAAGTCCACGGAACGCGAACTGGCTGAGTTCCATGCAGCACGAGGTCATACATCAGCGTCCTGTTGACTCTATCGATGTTCAAGTGAAAGGTGCCCTTTGCGAGGAAGTTCATCAGCAACGCGATGGCATCTGCATGTTTCTGCTTCGACTGATCTTCACTGATGCAAGACCAGAAGGGTCTCTTGGAGGAAAACATCGCAATCAGCTTCGCATAGATGGTATTCTGCTTCTGCGCCATTATCGGTGTCACGATATTCGACGCATCCTGCCAGGGATACGACTTCGATTCCTGCTCCGGCTTCGCCATGGCCATTCGACGCCATTTGTTCAGGTCTTCCACAAACTTTGTCCGCTCCGACCCGTCGAGGACATCTTTTATTTCCGCTCGAAGGTAATTGGCCACGTAGTCCTTTGCTTCTGCGGTGAGAAGATCACCTGGGGAATAAGGTGTAGCTTCCTTGCTTCCATCAGCAGGCGCGATGCCCAGCTTTTCAGTCTTCATCTGCGTTGTTGCAGCCATGTTCTTGTCCTCCTTTTCTTTCTTCGTCTGCTGCTTCAATAGCCAGCAGCAGACTTATGTCTCTGTGAGAAGGCCGACGTTGTGCGGCCGTCGAAGTCGTCATCTTCATCATCGTAGTATTCATCATCTGCGTCGCGGGCGACTGAATGTGTGCCTGCAATAGCGATCTTCACCGCATCCATCATGTCCAGCATCTGTGATGGGAAGACATTGAACTCAGATGCAACGATGTCGAACATATTATCACAGACGAAGATGGCCCTTCTTTTGAGATATGGCTCCCAGATGAGTCGAATGGTGGCAAGCTTGTCCCCCATGCTGGGAATAGGCAATAGATTAAGATCAGTCTGTCTCAGTTGTTCCTCTCGCCTGATAACGCTGACGAGGAGCTTGAATGCTCCTTGTGCTTCCAAGCGGAATATCCTCATTTCCCTCTGAAAGCGTCTCTTCAGCTGAAAGAGCCAGTCCATCATGGTGACGGGATCGACATAGTCCCGGCGGCCATCGATGATGTAGATGTTATCCTGGGCGTCTCTGGCGACTATGGCCACTGCACTGCGGGAAGTCTGATGACTTACTCTCTTCTCAGAAGCAGCAGGATCACATCCACCAACGACATCGCAGGTGCTCAACTGTACAAGAAGCGTATCATCTCGACGGATGAAGTATTCTTGCTTGATGTCATCATATTCCATGAAGCATCTGCGAAGGTCGTAGGAGCCGAACTCTTGTGAATCGACCGCATGTGGATTGTTTATATACTGAGTGACGTAGGTCCAATGATCAGTCTTGGCCAGCTTCTGAAGCATCTGCGCTGTGTAGGCTGAAGGCATGATACTCTGACCATCGACCAACGCGCTGCGATAGTAGACATTCCATTCACCGTCTGCTTTCTGCGGATAGTAGCCATCAAGGCCAGACCAGTCGCCTTCTCTGCTTCTTGCATCGAGCATGATGTCTTCATAGGGGTCTTCAAGGTCGTATCGCGTCGCAGCGAGGACGACTCGACTTTGTTCCTGGCTGCGCAGCAGAGTAGGCACTGAAGCCTTAAACCAGTGGCCAATGCTGTGCATTTCAGCACTGGCTGTCCTTCCTGCGGTCAGCTGCTTATCAGAGACGATGTCGTCGAAGTTGGCCAGGTCCAC